TTCTAATTTCAGGTGTAATTCCTCTTGCATCTGCTGTTCTTAATGCATCGTTAATAGCAAGATTAAGTGCCGCTGATGTATGTTTGGTATCTTTTTCTTCAATAGGTGCCTCATCATTTTCGGCACTATTCATCATTTGATCCTTATGCATTGTTTGGTCGTGTCTTTGAAGTCTTGCAACATCTCCCATTCCGCCTTCTACATATCTAAGTAGTAATTTTAAAGGTTCTTGCAATGCACTTGATAAGTTTGATGGGATACTTTTTCCAGCCATTGCGTGTTCTATTGCTCTTTTGGCATACATAGTTTTCTGAGCATCGTCGCCCATTAACTTTCTTAATGCCGCTAATTGTCCACCTGATAGTTCTGGAATATCGGACGACTGACTGCCAAGATTCATTTCTGGTTTATCGTTGCCTCCACCTGGAAAGTTTGGTTCTTGTAGTTCGTCTATCCTCATTTTGTTAATCCTTGATTTATTTCAACATACTTAGGCTCTGGACCATAGTTATGTTGTTTCTGCAGGATATCCATAAGTGGCTTTAAGTTGTCGCCCATTAACTCTCCTTTATCAGGATATGAACTATAATACTCTGGACCTCTGCTGTCTTTTAATGCTTGAATCTTTTTCATCATTTCTTGATTTAGTTCGATACCATATAAGTTAAGGTCATCAACTAAAACTTGGTTAATTTTTTCATAACCTAAACTTTCACCTTTTGCTTTTGGATCTGCATTTTCTAATTCGTAGTGTGCCTGCTCTTCTTTGTTTAACTCTGCATCTTCTTCGCTAACAGTTCTGCCTTCATCGTTTTCCATTCTGTTTGCTTCAACATCGTCAACATTTGTTCTAGGACTATCTACTTGTTGTACTATGATTTGCTCTGGGTTTATACCAAAGTCCAATGCTAATAGTACTTCTAATAATCTTTCATTGATTGGGTATTTTAGTACGACATCTGTACTGCATACTTCAACAGGACCATCTAATGGTCTGTTTTTAAAATCTATTGGGTTCTTTTGAATTGGAGTTCTCTTCCAATCTGATGCACTTTCAAACTGATATTTTGCTAGACTTCTCTCTAACAAGTTCATATCATCTGCGGTACATTCCATTGCAAATTTTATTCTGTAAGCAATGCTTTTACTAAAACTTTCGCTTAGTATTTGTTTAAAATTTCTAGCCATATTTAAAACTCCGTATAAACTTATTTATCATCTTTGTTAATAAATTTGAGTAAGTCGTTCCTATTAAAAATCTGTTGATTTGGATTAGTTGCTTGGTCTGGATCCAAGTCTTGATCAAGTTTTTGTCGTTTAAGTTGTAAGTCTACCATTTTTAATTTTTTATCTATCTTGGTACTTTTGCTGTCTAATGCTACTTTTAGCATATTTGCGGCGTTATCAAATATTCTTCCTGCGTGTACATCTTGCACATTCATACCTAATCGCATAAGTTCTTCGTAACTTTCTAAAGCCTTAGTAGCAATATCATCCAATTCAATATCAGAATCGGCAAGTCCTTTGACTTGTGGTAATGCTTCATTAATACGTTCTGCTATATCTAATGCATCATCTACTTCTTGCTTTGTAGCAGGAAGTTCAACAACTTCTTGTTCAACAACTTCTGCTTTTTCAGTTACCTCTTCTATTGGAGGTAAGTTAAATTCTTCTTCTAATCTTTTTGTCATTTTCTTTTTCTTTTACCTGCATTAGCAAACATATGGCTTTCGTTTAACACTCTAAAATGTATGCCTTTGCGTTTGCACCACTCGTGAGCGGCTTTCCATTTTGCGGCGTTTAAAACAACACTTGCCTTTTGAGATTGACTTTTTGCACTCTCCATTGTTGTTTGAGCACCAGGTTTAATTTCTATAACTTCAACCTTGGTACTACCTTTCTTATCTTTGTATTTAATCGAAAAGTCTGGAACATACACCGTAAACTTGCCCGTCATTGGATTTTGATATGGTATTTTCAAATTTTCACTTGCCCATTCTAACACATAAGGATGGTCATCGCACATACGCATAAATGCAAGTTCCCAACTACTTCTATAATAAGGATTCTTTTTACCTACAAACTTTTGTGGATTTTTAGGAGTGTAAACACCTTGTGCAAATTTATTTGCCATAAGTTACCCCTTGATTAGATTAGACACTTCTGTTGGTGTTGTTGCACTCTCTACTATTTGAACGTTTTTATCTCTTTTGGCATTTATGATTTCTTTGCCTAATTGTGTTAGCACAATAGAATTATTTACAATATTATATGTGTCTGTTAGTTGTTTATTGTTTTCTAGTGTACCCTTTTTTAATGTTTCCACTGTTGCTCTTGCTGTTTTTTCAGAGTAACCATTTGTAATAAATGTATCAATAGTTTGATTCATTTGATTAACACCTGGAATAGGCTCGTTAAAAAAGTTTTTGTCTAATAAATCTTTGCTAGTTTTTTGTACTTGTAATTTCTCACCTGTAATACTAACTTGCTTGTAGTGGTGATTCTTTTTGATTATTTTGCTGTCTACACCAAAGTTATTAAATATTTCTGACATAGTTAACCACCGAACAGTTTATCTTTGATTTCATTCTGTGCTTTAGCAGTTGCTTCTGCAAATTCACTTTCCAGTCTATCGTTTGCAACTTGCCCTGCACTCAGAATCGTTGCACCTATTGTGCTGTCATACAATCTTTCGAAAAATCCTCTACCTTCATAATCTTTCGGAGTAACACTAGTAACATCTGGATTTACTAACCCTGAACTTGGTTGTAGTTGTTGTGATGTGCGTTTAGCACTTGAAACTTATTTTTGTGATTCGTTATTAAGTCCTTTTATAGCACCTGCTCCTGGAGTGTTTGCATTACTACCAAACAATATGCCTTTAATAAAATCATTAAGACCATTTGTGACTCCGTCTATAAAATCTTCAACCAATCCGCCTATACCGTTATCTAAAGAGCCTACTTGCCTAAATAATAAGTTACCAATTGGATCAAATATAGGAGCAAAACGTTCTTTTTCAAAATCATCCATCTTAACTTCAAATTCTGGACTTATTAAAACTTTTTCAAAACTAAAGTCTAATTGTAGTTCTTGTAATTCACTGCTTGAATAATCATTAGCACTTTGGCTAAAACTGTTTAACACAGGATTTATAAAGTGTGTGACTGATACTTTACCACCCGAATACTTATAAAAGTCTATTCTATCTATTAAATATTTGTCTCTGTGGATGTCTAATCCTGCTGAACCTGGATCCCATAATCCGTTGTTACTGGCATTTTGGTCTGCCATAGGTAATGTTGTATCTAAGTCTTGTTTGAATCCTTTTAATTCATCCTTATAACCTCTACCGTCCATATAGTGATAATTGTGATATATGTTTAAAAATCTCATCCAATTATCGTGTATATCATCGTGTACAGTCATTGCCAAGTTGCCATACTCCAACCCTGTTTGTGAAACACGTTTTCTGTTATATTGATTTAATACTTGGTTTCTATATGTGATAGTTGGAAATTGAAACGTTTTAATTAAGTTACTTAACTTAAAATGTTCATTTATATCTAAGTTTAAAACACCATAGTTAGGAATCACATTGACGAAATATGCAAAACTTTGTCTGGGAGGAGTTCCGCCGCCATTTCTAAAATGTGTTCCTAATTGGGTTTGAGCGTGACGGGGGCCTGCTAAATAGGCCCCTGTACTTATATTATGCCTAGACCTGAACTCCATAAAGTTGCTCTTGGTCTAAAATTAAACGCCTGTACCAGGTGTAGTTGGTAAAGGTGCCGCTAATGGGAATGGATCTCCTGCTTGTACTTTTCCGCCTAATGTGTTAGGCCCTGCAACGTGAACAGCATTATCATATCTGATTTGCATATCAATTGTGACTGGCTCACTTGTTGAGTAGTCGTGTTCGCTGTAGTTAGTATTAATTAGGAAACAACCTTCTAGTTCCCATTGCTCAGTTGCTTCTGCATTAGAACCATCTAATACCTGGATTAACATATCAAATTTGTAGTCTGATCCTGATATTGCTGATGTTTGTTCAAAGTGGTTTAACTGTCTTTGAACCTGCTGCCCAACTAAAGCAGATACTTGGTTAGTAATATCATCCCTTATTACAAGTGATACTGGTTCCCAAGTGTGCTTTCCTTGAACATATGCTCTAGAGTTATAACTGTCAATGGTAACTTCTTCATACCCAAGTGTTGGTCTAGTTACACTAACAATGTTACTTGTTAGTTCATCAGATCTTCCACCTGCTCCAAAACCTGTTAATATGACTCTAAATCTATATCTTAGTTTTGGTTGGAGGATTCCCAGACGATTACCATCTATTGGTACACCGAATTTATCCTTTGTTACTGCCATTTCTTTTTCTCCTAGGAAGAACGTAAATGTTCTTATATATGCAATTATTTATCTTATTTCACTCAAAAAAAAGCGGCACCTATTAAGTACCGCTTTAATTGTTACTCCTACTGTAACTTTTTAGTCTTAACTACCTGTTTGACCTAATGTACTTTGAATTCTTATCGGTACATATATAAACTCAACTGCTTTAGTTGGTTGTATTGCAACGTCTAAGTACAATTCATTTCTATTGATTCTTGCAGTAGTGTTATTTGTTTCATCACAAACTGTAATAAAGTCAAACACACCTCTTAGGCTTACAAGTTCTGATAATAAATTATCAGCAACTCTTTTAACACCTTGTCTAGTAATAGAATCGTTTGGTTCGAACAAGAATGGTTTTACACCAATATCTAATTGATATCTGATGTAGTTAATTAATCTTGCTACGTTAATTCTATCTAAAGCACTAGAACTTGGATTTAATGTTTTCTGTCCAAATACTGCTAGACCTTGTCCAGGGAAGTTTCCAATTGGGTTAATTTTGTTTGCGTAAAGAGTATCTCTTTGACCTTCACTTAAATTAACTACTTGGAATTCACTGGTTGCTTCGTCAACATAACCAACTGAAGTTGCGTTTTGTACTAAACCTCTGTTGAATCCTGCTGGAGCAAACCACTGATATGCTACCTGGTCATTGTATGCTAATGTTCTTAAAGCAATGTGACTTGCTGGAACAACAACATTTGTGCCGTCTAGGTTAGTTGTTAAACCGTGTGGATAATGAACTGCCGCATAGGCTGAACTTGAAACAAGTCCGTCTTTACCGTTCTCACCTGCACTATTGGCATTGGTTGCCCAATTTTGTAGACTTAATGAACTACTGTCTAAAGTGAAAGGAGCATCTGCTAAAATAAATGCAACTTCTTTTTTATCAGTATTTAATGTAATCATTTCATCTAGTAAGCCTGGGAATCCTGGAGCAGAAATAACATTAAAGAAGTTAGTTTCACTTCTAATGTCTTGATTGCCTGCTAATTCAGATGCCATTTTAGTTTCTACAACTTTTCTTACAGCATCGTTTCCAGCAAACATACTGCCGTCTGCTTTGTTTCCACTTAATGATACCCAAACGTTACCAATGTTGCTGGATGCCGGAGTATAATTAATTTTATATTCTTTGACATTTTTACCACTGTATCTAGTGTTCCAA